GTTTTATGAGGATGTTAGACGAGGACATGTTTCTCCAGACGACGCGGTTCGTATTGAAAATGAAATTCACGCTGCAGCAGCCGAGGGGCGTATCCGATAAAAAAGGAAAAATCCCGGAGTTCTGTAGCAAATATGTAACAGCCTATTTATCTTTAGAAAGGAAACAACATGGCTACTATAACTCCGGGTGCAGTGTACCCAATTAACGCAGGTGGTTTTAACGCTCCTAACGGCGCAACAGCTTACTCAGGTACAGCTTATTCTGGTACTTTTATCCCGACTCTTTGGTCTGGTAAATTGGCTCAGAAATTCTATGCCGCTACAGTATTCGGTGAAATTGCTAACACAGATTGGCAAGGCGACATCACTGGTATGGGCGATACAGTAATTATCAACACCATCCCAACAATCACAATCAATAACTACTCTATCGGTCAGAACTTGGCTTATGAGATTCCTGCTCCAAGCACAATCTCTTTGACAATCAACAAGGGTAAGTATTTCGGCGTGAACGTTAACAACGTGTTGGAATTGCAAGCTAAGCCTAAGCTAATGGACGTTTTCACAAACGACGCAGCTCAGCAGATGAAGATTGCTATCGACTCAGACGTTTTGGGCGGTACATTCAATCAAGGCGCAGCTACAAACCAAGGCGCAACAGCTGGTAAGATTTCTGGCTCATTCAACTTGGGTACAGACGACGCTCCAGTAACTTTGACAGCTTCTAACATTCTTCAGAACATCACTGCATTGTCTTCAGTATTGGACGAAGCAAACGTTCCTGAAACAGACCGTTGGTTAGTTATCGGCCCAACAGAGCGTCAAATCCTTATGCAATCTAACTTGGCTCAAGCTCAGTTCATGGGCGACGGTTCAAGCATCTTGCGTAACGGTAAGATTGGTATGATTGACCGCTTCACAGTTTATGTTTCTAACTTGTTGCCTCGCGCAGCAGCTGACCAAACTTGGACTGGTGGTAGCGATTCAGGTGCAGCCAAGCGCCACGCTGTTATGGCAGGTCACAAATCTGGTATCAGCTTTGCATCACAAATTGCTAAGGTTGAGAGCTTACAGAACCCTAACGATTTCGGCACATTAATCCGTGGCTTGAACGTTTATGGTTACAAAGTTACTCAAGCTGACGCAGTTGCGTTGTTGGTAGCAGCAGGTTAATTGGTAGGGTGGGGTTAAACCCACCCATCCTAACTTTATTAGGAGACCAAAAATGGCCATCATTGATACTCTAGTACAATCAGGGTTGTCTTTTACACAGTCACAAGCTGTAGTTGCATTTAATGCAGGTACAGCAACAGTAAACGATTTGGTAGCTCAAGGGTTCTCAACAACTCAAGCTGCTCAAATTTCTGCTGTAAATGCTGGTACTTCGACAATTGTTGATTTAGTTAGACAAGGCTTATACGGTACGCAGGCAACTGCTATTGTTGCGGCTTTGGCAGTAACACCGTAAAATAGAGGGGGGAATTTTCCCCCTCACCAATATTCAAGGTTATGGGCACAATTACAGCGCAGTCAATCATAAATAAAGCTTCAACTTTGTTGCTTGATACAAGTAACGTTCGTTGGAGTAGAGCCGAGCTTTTAGGCTGGCTTAACGATGGGCAACGCCAAATTGTTACCATGGCACCAAGCGCTACTAACAAAGTAGCAACAATGAGGTTAGTCGCAGGTACTCGACAGAATATTCCGTCAGACGGCTGGACTTTATTGAACGTAATTAGATACATGGGTACAGATGGTACCCGCCCAGGCCGTGCGGTACGTGTTACTTCACAGCAACTTCTGGATTCATACAACCCTAACTGGCATTCTTCAACACCTTCAGTAGTTCCTCAGAGCTATGTGTTTGACCAGCAAGATATGACAGCATTTTATGTATATCCACCCAATACAGGTAATGGTTATGTACAGCTTAACTATTCACCAGAACCGGCAGATTTGACTTCAGAGTCACAGCCGATTGTAGTTCGTGATATTTTCCAAACAGCTTTGTTGGACTACATCCTTTATCGTGCATGTAGTAAAGACGCCGAATACGCTCCAGGCTTGCAGCTTGCATCTGGCTATTTACAGACATTTAACTTGGCCATGGGTGTTAAACAGGACGCTGAAATCAAAAATAGCCCGAACCAGAGCCTACAGCCTCGTAACCCATCAACTCCAGGAACTGAATCATGACCGCTTTATATGGAGTAACTGTTTCTTACGAAGAATTTTTGCCAGAAGTTATGATGTTCTGTCCTGATGTTCCTGAACTTGTAGCTATAAACGCCATTCGTAATACTTGTATTGATTTTTGTACAAGAACATATTATTGGCAAATCACCCCAACAGCTATTGATGTAGTAAATGGGCAAGCTAGCTATGTAATTCAAACTCCACCAGATACAAAGCTGGTAGGTATTATGTCGGCTTACTTCAACACTAACTTGTTGATTCCGCAGCCTATTGATACACTAGCTAACATTTATCGTATGGGTGATTGGCAGCAGGTTCAAGGCTCGCCACAGTACTATACACAGATTATTAAGCCTGAAATTCGTTTGGTTCCTTACCCATATGAAGATGTCCCAGGTGCGCTAACAGTTAGAGTTGCGATTGCTCCTACTCGCGATTCTTCTGAAATTAGTTCAGAAATATACGAAAATTTTTTAGATGTTATTTCAAACGGCGCAAGAGCAATGCTTTACGCAACCCCTGGCCAGCCTTATTTTGACAGAGTTAGTGCAAAAGATTCAGACAGAATATATAGAGCCGGTGTTTCAGACGCTAGAATTGCTGTAAACAAAGGCTTAACACGCACTTCAAACCGTGCAGAATTCCAGAGGTTCGTATGAGTTCAACAATAAAAATTGTTCAAAATGACAACCTCCCAGAGGTTACGCTTACATTAACTGACAGACAGACTGGCAACCCTATTGATTTGTCTGCCTCTACTACGTCGGTTACTGTTAAGTTCCGAGCCTTTGGTTCTACTGCTACCCCTACAGTTTTGGCTTGTTCTAAGGTCGATGCTGCAAACGGTGTTGTTCGTTTCGGTTTTCCTGGTACAGCATTGGATGTTCCAGCAGGACAGTATCAAGGCGAAATAGTAATTAGTTTTAACGGTCAGATTTTGACTGTGTTTGATTTATTACAGTTTGTTCTAAGAGAAGACTTTTAATTGGCAATAACAGTTAGCCCGGATAGGGTCATTCTTACTGGCGTTTCATACACAGAAGTTGCATGCCAACCTTCATGGACAGACGTTTCTGTTTTTGCTGAAGTTACATTCCCTGATGTTTTATCTGTAGAAATTGTAACCCCGGTAGACAGACCGTTTAAGCTTTTATCAAGGCCCGTTGCCGATGGGTTTAACGCAAATACAGATAGTTTAGTTCAGCTATTCCAAAAAACCTTAGCGGATATTATTACTGTTACTGAAGGTCCTGAATTTACATACATTTATGGGGCTAGAGAAAGCGAAACTCAGGCACTTGCAGATGCGTTTAGATATGCAAAAAACAAGATACTAGCACCAGAAACACTGTATTTAATTGACAACATGGATGGCAATATTGAGTTTGCCATGGTCAAAGTTATTGGTGAATTGCAGCTTCTTCAAGACGCTATATCCAACAATCTAGGTAAAAATGTAGCTGAGTCAACAGAACTAACTGATGTTTTTAGTAGTTTTTTAATAACTATTAGAGAATTTGCTGATGCGCTTGAAAGTTCTGACACACTAGAATACAAAGACTTTTTTAAGGGTCTTTTTGAGACACCAACACCAATAGATGTTATCTCGTTTGCACACGCAAAACCACTTGCAGACACTACAGAACCCCTGTCTCATATAGCTAACCATCTATTTAAAATAGTTCTAGGTTCTAACTACGATTACACACTACCATACCCAGAACCAGCATATTTTGCTCAAAACTATGTTGGCGGGGAAGTTGGTGAAGAATTATCTATGTCAGATACCTTCCTTAGTGAAAGAATTTATGGTAGATTCCCTGCAGATGCGGTAAACTTAGGAGCAAGCGGCGTATTAAATATCCAAAACTACGCATCTACAACATATTTTTCAGAAGACTACGTCGGTGTAGGACGAATACTTTAATAGGAGTTATTATGAATCAAGAAGTTTTAAAAGCCTCCGGAGCACTACGCGTAGTCGTAACCGGTAAAGATGGAAAAGTTAAAGAAGAACACGAATTTAAAAACTTAGTTGTTACTGTTGGTAAAAACTTTGTTGCTTCTCGTATGGTTGGCACTGATTCTAGCGTTATGAGCCATATGGCTATTGGCGCAGACAATACCCCTGCGGCAGTTGGTCAGACAGCTTTAGGTGGTGAGCTAGGCAGGGTAGCTTTAGCAAGCGGAACATCTTTAGCGAACGTAGTTACTTATACGGCTACTTTCCCAGCAGGTACAGGTACAGGTGCTGTTGTAGAAGCAGGTATTTTTAATAATGGTACAGCTGGAACGATGTTGTGTCGTACAGTGTTTGCTGTTGTTAACAAAGGTGCTGATGACGCGATGAGCGTTACTTGGACTGTAACAATTTCCTAATAAGGAGTAAGCGGGGATGTCTACAATTGTAACCCGTGCGGGGAAAGGCTCTCCGCTTACAAACAACGAGCTTGATGCAAACTTCGTAAACTTAAATACGGACAAGTATCAGTCTGGGGATAGCGCTTCGTTTGCGCAAGTCGCCGTTGACAACATTTTAGTTGATGGCAACACCATTTCTTCTACAAATACAGACGGAAACATCATTCTAAGCCCTAACGGGTCTGGAACAGTTGATGTTGCTAGCTCAAAAATTACAGGTCTTGCTACCCCAACACTTTCGACAGATGCGGCTACCAAAGCGTATGTTGATACACTAGTAGCTTCCGGAATACACTTTCATACTCCTGTGCGAGTTGAGTCACCAACTAATTTAAGTGCTACATATAACAATGGTACAGACGGAGTAGGAGCAACTCTTACTAATGCTGGTGCTCAAGCAGCTTTAATTATTGATGGTGTTTCTGTAAGTGTTAATGACCGTGTGTTGGTATATCAGCAGACAAACCAAACTCAAAACGGTGTATATGTAGTTACTACGGTTGGTGACGGCTCAACAAATTGGGTATTAACACGTTCTGATGATACTGATGGTTACGCAATTGACAGCCCTAACGGACTAAGCGAAGGTTCTACTTTCTTCGTTCAGCAAGGTACTACCGGTGCCGGTGAAACTTATACATGTAATACAACAGGCACTATTACTTTCGGAACAACAAACATTACTTTTGTTCAGATTAGCTCAGCTCAAATTTACTCTGCAGGTACAGGTTTATCGCTAACAGGTACTCAATTTGCCGTTTCTTTGGTTCCTATCGCTAACGGTGGTACAGGACAAACTACAGCTAATGCCGCACTAAACGCATTATTACCATCTCAAGCTTCAAACGCAGATAAGTTTTTAAAGACTGATGGCACAAATACTACATGGGCAAACGTTCCAAGCCCAAATGATGGTACTTTGTCTCTATCTGTTTCTGGTACAGGTTTGTCAGGCTCAGCTTCATTTACAGCCGACCAAGCAAGCAACAGCACATTTACTGTTACATCAAACGCTACCGCAAGCAACACAAACGGTACAATCGTTGCCCGTGACGGTTCAGGTGGCTTTTCAGCAGGTGCTGTTTCTGTAACTTCTTTAACATCTTCAGGTGATGTTACTTCAAGTTCTGATGAGCGTTTAAAAACTAACTGGCGTGCGGTTCAAGAAGACTTCGTGGCTAAATTAGCTAACGTTAAATCAGGCGTGTACGACCGTACAGATATTGAGGCCACTCAAGCCGGTGTGTCGGCTCAATCCTTGGAAGAAGTCCTTGCCGAGGTTGTTGTAACAGCTCCAGACGGTTTAAAATCAGTTAACTACGGAAACGCGGCTTTAGTAGCAGCGATTGAGTTAGCCAAGCAAGTAGTTGAATTACGTAAAGAAATTGCTGAGCTGAAAGGCAAATAATGACGATTCAATGGTCAAACAACGCTTCAGGAGCATTAGCTAGTTCGATAAGTACTGCGTCGACTACTATTGTTCTTGCTGCTGGTCAAGGGGTTGAGTTCCCCACCCCAGGTGGCGGTAATTATTTTTACGCAACACTTACAGACACAAGTAATAATCTGGAAGTGGTAAAAGTCACTGCGCGGGTAGTAGATACATTAACCGTCGTTCGCGGCCAAGATGGTACAGCAGCCAGGTCTTACGCAGCAGGTGATTTATTAGAACTTCGCCCAACCGCTGCAGCTTTGACAGACATGCAAGCTTATATACCTTCAGGTAACATTACCGCCGGTACAATAGTTGGGGCGATTTCTGAGTTAGATTCTGAGAAAGCCGGACTAAACTTAGATAATATTTTTTTAGAAGATAATACGTTTCAAAAACAAATAGTAGCTAGCGCAGGTGTTTTAGGTAATTTATCAGGAAACGCCACAACCGCAACTAGTTTAGTGGCAGGTAACTTTTCTATTTCAGAAGAAGGCGGAAAGCTTGTTATTAAAAATAATTCTACTATAATAGCTTCAATAACCGCTTCTGGATACCTAGTAACCGCTGGTAACATTAGCAGCAACGATACGCCCTAAAGGAGTAAATTTATGCCAACAAAACTTGTTAGTACGGGAGTTGAGTTTCCAGACGGAACTACTCAGACCACTAGAGCTGTAGCTACAACCTCATTACCATGGACTTCTATTACTGGAAGACCTACAGACTTAGGTGATTTTACCAATGGTCCAGCCTTTATGAATAACGTATCTAATTGTGCTAACTCAGCAATAAACTGCACTAACTGCGGTAACATTCTTAATTATGAAGTTCGTTTATTTGATGACGGTACTACAGTTCGCCTTAATAAATATGGCACTTATACTAATTGTGCATGTGACTGCTACGGTTAATAAAGGAAAACAAAAATGAGATTTTTAGCTTTTGCTGATAAACCAAGAGAAGACAACGGCGCTTCTGACAAGCAGGTACATTTATCTGTTAGCGGAACTTCTGTTATTTTGACTGAGGTATCTACAGGTTCGTCCGTAACCGTGGGTACAGAACTTTTTAAACCAAAAACTAAGTATGTTGTGTTTTTGTCAAAACTATATGGTCTAAAAGTTTTTGAACACGATTGGCTGTACAAAGAAAAAGGTAACTTCACCGTGGTAAAAGAGCATTGGCTTGCAACAGAAGTTGTAGCTAATCTTTATTTCCACAACACAAGTGCCGAATTTGTAGTTTTTTGTAATTACCAGCCTGTGTATGAAGACGGCTCTATTGAACTAACTGTAGTGCCTCCAGGTAGAGTACACGATATTATCGGTGGTTTATACCCAGATTCTGAAAACTCAATGGCGCACAATACAAACTTGCGTATTGAACACTTAGCTGAAATTAATTTGGTTGATAGCGTTGTTGCTTTGGAACAACAAGTTGACTTGCTTACCGACTTAGTAAAAGCTTTACTTAATGCTCAGTCTGCACCCGCCTGGGCTGCCGCTTTTATAGCAGGGGTAGAAGAACACTCTACTAAGACAGTCAAAAACCCTACTGATATCGTAAATAATATTAAATCACACAAAGCTTTTGTTAGGGATGTACAATCTGCGTACTTTAGAAACAGAAAATAAGGACGTAAATGCCATCTTTTACAATAAGTGCTGTTGATAAGCAAAATCAAACAAAAGCATTCACGTACAACACTGATACTTGTGTGTTAGCGGATGCTAATGGAGTTCCTGTAGTACCAGAAGCTCAAGCTAAAAAGCACTTTAAACCGGCGTATAAATGGAATAAAGACAACCCCGCTTTTAAAACAAAAGATATTCGTAGGTTAAAAATACAGCTGGGGTTAAAGTGTAACTACGAGTGCAACTATTGTAGTCAGCGTTTTATTCCGCACGCAGAAGATGGAACCCCCGACTTAGTAGAACCATTTATCAACAAAATGGATTCTTGGTTTTATGGTGGTACAGACGGGCTTGGAACAGATACTAAAATTGAGTTTTGGGGCGGTGAGCCTTTTGTTTATTGGAAAACAATTAAGCCGCTTGCTGAAGGCATTCGAAAAAAATACCCTAATGCTGTGTTTACCATAATCACAAACGGAAGTTTGTTGGACGACGAAAAAATTCAATGGTTAATTGATTTAGACTTTAACGTAGGGTTATCTCATGATGGCCCTGGGTATCATGTTCGAGGTCTTGACCCATTGGACGACGAAGAAAAAAGAGAAGCAATACTAAAACTTTTTAATATTCTTGCCCCGCAAGGTAAAATGAGTATTAACGCTATGGTTCACAAAGACAACCCTAGCAGAGCAAAAATTCAAAGCTGGTTAGAAAATGTCTTTGGTCAAGAGTATTTACGAATTGGTGAAGGTGCTTTTATTGATGCATATGATGAAGGCGGCATGGAAAGTTCGCTTACTTCGTATGAAGACCACGTAAAGTTTAGATTAAATGCTTACAGAGAGATTACGGCCGGTCAAGCTAATAGATTTGGTAATGTCATGCAAAAAATAGAGCATGTAATCGACCATTTTGCACATAGAGCGCCAATAGAATCTATATCTCAAAAGTGCGGTATTGATTCACCGCATGACTTAACTGTTGACTTAAACGGCAACGTAATTACTTGTCAAAACGTATCTGCTGCATCTATGGCTATGAACGGAGAATCGCATTTAGCGGGACATGTGGATGAGTTTGAGTCTATTAGAGTTAAGTCAATTACACATTGGTCTCACAGAAAAGACTGTCCTAGCTGCCCAGTTGTACACGCTTGTAGAGGCTCATGCACATTCGCAGACGGTGAGTATTTTGAAGCCAGTTGTAACAACTCTTACTCAGACAACGTAGCTAGCTTTGCTGCTGCTTTCGAAGCAGTTACAGGATGCGCTATGTTTTACATTGACGGTGACTTTAGGGAAGACAGAAAAGACATTTACGGACTTGTTAATGGTATACCTGAAGAGAAGCCTAGCAAAAAGTCATTCCCTATTCCAGTAGTTTCAGCGTAGTTTAAAGGTAAAAAATGATTGAACAGCTAATGGCAATTTTGTTTTTAAGTCGTGACTTGGCTCACAGGGAACACTTACGCACAAAAAGCTATGCACAGCACAAAGCACTACAGAAGTTCTATGAAGGTATCGTAGAGCAGGCTGATGCTTTGGCTGAGTTGTACCAGGGTCGTAACGGTATCATCAAAGATATCCCATTGATGGATGACGAAGCTTCAGACGACATTGCAGACACGCTTGAGTCTTACATGAAAATGATTGAAGATACTCGTTATAAAGCAGTAGACAAAGCTGACACACCAATTCAAAATCAAATCGACACGGTTGTTGGTCTGTATTTAACAACTCTATACAAACTTAGAAACCTTAAATAATCATGGCTGACAACAAACTACCTTTAACCGACGAACAGATTGAGCACATTGTTGAGCGAGTTACCGAGCGGGTAATCGAAAACGTCTATATCTCTGTCGGTAAAGGTGTTGTCAAAAAAGCGTTCTACGTTATTGGTTTAGGTGTTTTAGCCTTAGTCACTTGGTTAGCCGGTACTGGGCATATAAAATGAAGCGCCTGTTTGTAGTTCTTGCTATTATTTGTGGGGTTGCTAATGCTCAAGACACGACAATTAATTACAAAGGGCAGCCTCCACCATCTGCAATCGCGCCTTCTATGTC